GGTTTTGTTTTTTGGCGTGGTTTGCGCTTTGCGAAGGGGATGATGGATGTCTGAGCGGTTTGTGACGCCCCGGGGGAACCGGATGTACATTCCGGACGGTTCGGTCTTGGAGCGATACCTTTGGGATCGGTCGAAGCTGTCGGTGATCCAGGGGCCGATCGGTTCGGGGACATCGACGTGTTCGATTCAGCGGATGTGGTTGTTGGCGAATGAGCAGTTGCCGGATTTTGACGGTGTTCGCCGGACTTCGTGGCTGGTGACGCGGGAGACGTATCCGCTGTTGCGGGAGAGCATTTTGCGGACGACGTGGCCGCAGTGGTTTCCTGAGGAGGAGTGGGGTCAGATGGTTCGGACGGAGCCGATGAGCCACATGTTGAGCAAGCCGCACTGGTCTGGGGACGGGACGACGACGGAGGCGCGTGTGACGTTTCTGGCGTTGGAGCACGAGGAGGCTGCGGAGCGGATATTGCCTTCGATGGAGATCACGGGTTTTTTCATGAACGAGGGCCAGTTCACGTCGCTGGCTGTGGTTGTGATGCTGTTGTCGCGGACGGGGCGTTACCCTGCGAAGAAGGACGGACCCGGGCCGACGTGGTTTGGTGGGTTCATTGATTTGAACGCGCCGGAGGAGGGGCACTGGATTCCGTACATGCGCGGGGACATTCCTGTTCCGCCGGATTGGCCGGAGGACATGCGCCGGCAGTTTCAGAAGCCGCGCGACTGGACTTTTCATGTGCAGCCGCCCGGGCTGATCGAGAAGATGGTGGATGGCCGGATTGCCTATGAGGCGAACCCTGCGGCGGAAAACCTGAAATGGCTGGCGGAGCCGTACCTTGGGAAGATCGAGGGCTGGGACAAGGGCCGGATCGACCGGTTGGTGCTGAACAAGGTCGGCCTGACGCGGCGGGGCAAGCCGGTGTATCCGACGTTTCTGTCGCATGACCATGTGCTGTCGGATGACATGCCGGCGCATGTCGGGATTCCGATTGTCGTCGGGATGGATTTCGGGCGCGACCCTGCGGCGTGTTTTTGCCAGCTTCGCGGCGAGACCTGGCATGTGCTGTCGGAGGTGATCGGCGACAACGAAAGCGCGGAACGGTTCGCGCCTCGCGTTGCCCGGCACATCGCGCAGCGGTATCCCGGGTTTCAGGTGGACTTCTGGGGCGATCCGCGCGGGGCCGACGGCAATCAGGCGACCGAAGTGACGGCCTACGACATTTTCCACGCCCGGGGCATGAAGGTGCTTCCCGCGACGAACGACAACAACCCGGAAATGCGCCGCTCGACGCTGGAACGGGTGCTGAACCGGCGATACGGGCTGCAAATCAACCGGACCTGCCTGACGCTGAAAATGGGGCTCGCCGGCGGCTACCATTACCGCGCGATCAAGGGCGTGAACGGGATGTTCACCGAAAAGCCGGTCAAGAACGGCTACTCCCACATCGTTGAAGCCCTGGAAAACGCCGTGCTGGGCGGGGGCGAAGGCCGCGCGCTGATCCGCGCCAGCAATATCGTGCCGCTGCATGTCGGGAAGGCCCCGCCGCGAAGGGTGCAATGGCGATGATCCTGTTTTTCGGCTTTCACCCGACCAGCACCTGGCGCGAAGCCCTCCGCCGCCGCGACTGGTCGATGTTCACCCACGTCGAAGTCTGGGGCATCGCCGAAACGGGCCTGTTCTTCTTTCTCGACCCCCGATGCGACCGGACACGCCTGCACCTGACCGCCGATCCCGCCGACTTTGACGAACGCCACGCACGGCGACTGGAAGTCTGCCGCTCAGTGCTGCGCTACAGGCCCAACGAGGCGCGTGTGGGCCTGCCGCTGCACCTGACCATGAACTGCGCCGCGATCTGCGGACACGTCGCTGGGCACCGTGCATACACGCCGCGCGCCCTTCATCGCATCTTGCTGGCCAACGGAGCGATGGAGCGCAGCCCGAATGGCACCCAAGGAAGATCCCGAAGCGAAGCGATCCAGGCTGCGTGAGCGCAAACTGGCCTCGCAGGAACGCACCGACAGCACCGAAGAACTCGCCGCGGGCATGACCTCCGATATCGGACGCCTCTATGGCCCGCGCTTCTCCATGTTCGGAATGCGATGAAACCGTCGAAGGAATACCAGACACGCCATCAGGCCGCCAAACAGTGGCGCGATGAAGTGCGCCCGCTGCTGCGCGAGTTTTATTCGTTTGCCGCCCCGGGCCGCGAAGATGAGTTTGAACGCCAGAAACGCCGCAACAACGACGAAACCACCCGGTTCCACTCGCTCGGCGAAGAATGCGCCCAGGACCTCGCGGGCGATCTGGTGAACTACTTCACCCCGCCGGAAGCTCGCTGGTTTCAGGCGGAAATCGTCACGCCGGTTCCCGAACAATTCGCCCGGATGGCCATCGAACTGGCGGAACAACGCGAAAACGACATCGCATCCGCCATCGCCGCGTCGAACTACTACGACATCGCGCCGCAGATCACCTTCGAGGCAACCCACGGCACCGCCGCCGTCTGGGTCCAGCAAGCCCACATGGCGCAGCCGATCTTCTTTGAAACCGTGCCGCCGGCCGAACTGCTCATCACGCCAGGACACCTCGGCCTGCTCGACAGGTTCCGCGAACAATGGGTCCAGAGCTCGACCATCGAAACCCTGCTCAACGGCTACGATGTCACGCTCTCGGACAAGATCAAGCGCCGCATGGACCAGCCATCCGCAACGTCGCAATGCACATGGGCCTTCTGGCTGAACTGGACCGACCCGGGCCGACCGGTCTGGAATATGGAAATCGTGGTGGACGGCGAGCGCGTCACCGAAGAAAACCTGATCCTCGGCGATATCGTCGGAGCCTGCCCCCTGCTCGTCGGGCGGTTCAACCCGCAGCCGCGCAAGCCGTGGGGCCGGGGCCCGGGCCTCAAATCGCTGCCCGACATGCGCGTCCTCGACAAGGTGGAGGAAATCGTCCTGCTCGGCGCAGAAGATGCGATGAAAACGACCCTGATCTATTCCGGCGATGCAGGGCTCGACCTGTCCGAAGGCATCACGCCCGGCAACACCTATCCCGCAGACCGCCGGTTCACACGCGACCAAATCTACGAACTGAACAAGTCAACGAACATCGACGTGGGATTCTACACCCGCGCCGAACTGGAAGGCCGCATCCGCCAGGCGTTCTTTCAGGACGGGCCCCGCCAGCGCGGCGATACCCCGCCAACGGCAACCCAATGGCAAGACGAACGCCGCCGCGTCCAGCAACGCCTCGGCAAGCCATCAGCGCCGCTGTGGAGCGAACTGTACGGCCCCCTTCTCCAAAGGGTCGAATACCTCGCAGCCCTGACAGGCCTTATCGAGCCGGTTCTGATGCTGGACGGAAAAGCCGTCATTACCCGCCCGATCAGCCCGCTTCAAAAGGCGCAGAACCTGGACGACGTGATGATCGCCCGGGCGAACCTCGAACTGGCCGCCGGCGCATCCGCAGGCATGGAAGGCGGACCCGCCGCATTTGTCGATCTGCGTGCCACCTTCACCAATATCGTCAGCGCATCCGGTGACCGCCTGACCGTCATCGCAGAGGAACAAGCCCCTGAGCAACCTGCCCCAGCGCCTGTGTGAAGCAGGCCCCGTCATCGGATATCTGAACTGGCTGGCCACAGTAAGCGAAGCCCACGCCGCAACAGCGCGCGAAACCACCCGCGTCATCCAACGCCTCATGGCAACGCCAGATGGCGCTATCCTGTTGGATTTGCTGGATAAAGCGACAGTGCAATTCGTGCTGCCGCCCGATGCAGACATTCGTGCATGTGACGCTTTGAACGCGCAGCGTCAAATCCCGCTCGATCTGAAACGCATCGCGAGCAACCATGTTCAAAATACTGCGCGACCCCCGCCTATGGGCACCAAACGATGACAGCGGCGCACAAGCGCCAGCCGATCATGCGCCCGCTGCCGCGCCGACCACCGATTTTTCGTGGATACCCGAAACCTACGTGAAAGACGGCCAGCCCGATCTGGACGCCTTCAAAGGCCACTATTCCGACCTGCTGGCCGACCACACCCGCCGCAGTGAAGCCCCCGCGGCCCCGGAATCCTACGACTTCAAGCTGCCCGAGGATTTCTCGTTCGGCGAAATGACCCTGCCGGAAGGCTACCAGGCCGCCAGCCTCGCCGACGATCCCGACTTCGCCCCGATCTTCGATGAGGTCGGCACGTTCCTGAAAGAACAGGGCCTGCCACAATCCGCCGCCACCGGCCTTGCCGCCGTGATGGCCCGCGCCCAAGCCACATCGCAATCCAAAGCCTACAAGGCCGCGGTGGCCGATTTCGCGACGCTGGGCCAGACGCCCGCCGCCCGCGATGCCCGCGTCAACAAGGTCGCAGCGGCCATCCAATCCCGACTCTCTCCCGATGAAGCCAAAGCCATCATGGCCACCACCACAACCGCAGCCGGGCTCAAAGCCCTCGAACGCCTGATGTCGCACAACCTGGGGCCAGCCGCCGCTGTGCCGCAAAACTCCAACCACCGTTTCCAGGGAATGCGCGGGTCGGACCTACTCAACGCCTACTTCAACAGCCGGGCAAAAGGATAACAAATCATGCCGATGACCTACATTGAATATGCCAAAGGCGTGGAAGATCCTTTCCGTCGCGGCGTGATCGAACTGTGGCCTGAAATGGTCGATTTCTTCGGCGCGCTGCCGTTTGAAACCGCGCCGGGCGGAAGCCTGCGCTACATGGAAGAAGGCGCACTCGCCAACAACGTGGCCTTCCGGGGCATCAACGAAGTCCCGGCGGAAGGCTCCGGCCTGCTGCTGGATCGCGTCGAACAAGTGTTCCCGCTGGCGGGCAACCTCGACGTCGATCGGGTCTTGATCTCGCGCCACGGGCCCGAAGCCAAAACCCGCCGGATCGCGATGGCCCTCAAGGCAAAGGCCATTATCTGGGCCAACACCTTCATGTACGGCAACAACCAGACCAACCCGCGCGAATACAACGGGTTGCGCGGTCGCCTGCGCGCGGTTGCCGGATCGATCGACGGAACCAACTTCCGCTCGCGCATCATGACCAACAACAACGCCTCGGGTGGCGGCCCCCTTTCGTTGGCCCAACTCGACCGCGCCATCGGCCTGACGGAAATGCCGAACGCACTGATCATGCCGAAGATGCTGCTGGACCGTTTTGCCGCCGCACAGCGCGACACGGCCATCGGCGGATTTGTCAGTGTCGCCGAAAATGACATGGGCAAAGTCGTGACACGCTACAACGGCCTGCCGATCTACACCGGCTATGGCGTCACGAACCTGGGCGAGTTCCTGCCGTTCAACGAAGTCGGCTCCGGCGGCGGCGGGGCGGTCACATCCTCGATCTACATCGTCCGCCTCGGCAACGACGGCGTGGTCGGCCTGGAAACGCGCCCGATGGAAGTCACCGAAATGGGCATGATCGACAATGGCGTCCACTACCGCGTGAACATCGAACATGATGTCGGCATGGCCGTCCTCGATCCGTTCTCCGCGATGCGCCTGTCGTCCATCACCAACGCCCCCATTATCAAGTAAGGGAACCCAGCCATGACAAGCCAAGTATTCGAGTTCGACGCCGCACCCGGACTGGTCAAACGCGAGGTCGGTCTGGCCGCCGTGACCACTACCGGCTACATCGGAACCCAGTGGGATCAAGGCGGCGCGGTGTTTTCCGACGTGGCCGCCATCGTGAACGTCGCAGCCTGCAAGATCAGCGCGGGCAACGAAACCTACACCTTTCGCATCACCGGATCGAACGCGGTCAACCGTTCGGATGCCCAGGTGCTGGACATGATGGTGATCGGCCACGCCGGAACGATCACCATCGAAACCCGCGACACCCTGGCCGGAGATCAATTCGTCATGCGCTCGCGCACCGAGCGGACTGCTACGGCGTTTCGCTACATCGACCTGCATCTGACCGTTGCGGGAACCGCGCCGTCGGTCACGTTCGGCGCGCACTTTGCGAAGGTGAAATGATGCCGAACATGGCAAAGATCGTTTACGATCCGGCATTCGTAGCGCAGACCCAAACCGATGACGCCGCCGTCACTGTCGCCAAGGCGCAAGGCGAGATTGATGCGGTCTACGATGTCGCGCTGGACAACATCCGCATGTCCAGAGGCCTCTACCGCCTCGTCGTTGATGCGCCAAAAGCGGCATTGCCGCCCCCGGCATCGCTGGAAAGCATGAGCGTCGAACAGTTGAAGATCCTCGCGGCAGGGCAAGGCATCGTTCTGGAAGGCAAGATCAAGAAGACCGATCTGGTCGCCCTGATCGCCGCCAAGCTGGCCTCCGTAGAGGTGGAATAGGCCCGGCTACGCCATAAAGGCTACTGGACCGAGGACGGGGCCGGGGGAAACCTCGGCCCCGTCATTTTGGTGCATATCGCCTGCGCACCGCGCCCGCCGATGGTCGGATGCACCAAAAGAAACGGGGCCGGGGCTTACATCCCCGACCCCGTCACTTTTAGCAGCCTTCTCAAGCTGAACCAAAAACGCGACCCCTTCACTGGTGCGTGCTGAAACGATAGCGCGTCCGGCCCGGTCGTTCAAGCCTTTTGGTTTTTGGTGCATGTGGCCTGCGCAGCGCGCCCGCGCATGGTCAGGCCATGTCACACCAGTATTCCATGCTCAGCATCATGAACACGGCCCTCGTCTCGCGGGGCTGGGATGAAATCACGTCGGAAAACGATGGCACGGCAGAGTTTCGCGTGATGATGCGCAACTGGCCCAGCATCGTTGAGGCGGAATTGGAGGGGGGCAAATATGAGTTCAGCAAGGCCCAGGCCTCCCTTGTCACCCGCATCGAAGGCCGCTTTGGCAAGCGCGACGGCTTCCTGATCCCCAATGACGCGCTGACCGTGCGCCACCTGTGGCTCGCCGGATCGGGGGCCCGCAACTTTGTGGACTGGGTTGCAGATGGCGAGGCAGTCTATGTGGACAGCCCCAGCGGATGCCATATCGAATACCTGACCGTTCCTGACCCCTCCATCTGGTCGGCGAACTTTTCGAGAGGCGTCCAGCATCGTCTTGAGGCAGTGCTGATCCGCGCGCTTGAAGGCGAGGCGCGAGAAGCCCAAGAGGCGGAAATGATGGCAGAAATAGCGTTCCAGACAGCCCGGACGCTGGCTTCGCAGCAACGCGCCGCCCGACCGCTCCTGCGGAAAAGCGCGTTTGCCATGGCGAGGTTCGACAGTGGCTCGTATTAAGCAGGCCGTCACCCAGCGCGACTTTTCCGGTGGCGAACTGTCCGCCGACTTCCTCGAACGCGACGACACCGAACTGCGGGGCCGCGCCTTGCAGACCGCAGCGAACGTGCGCCTGCTGACCGCCGGGGGGCTGGAACAACGCCCCGGAACGCGCTGGGTGGGCAATGGCGATTATGTGCGCCTGCTGGACGCCACGCTGGCCGGGCAAACCTACGCGCTGCTGCTCACGGACCAAGCCCTCATCGTGATGAACCAGGATGGCAGCATCGCGTTCCAGCAATCGTCAGATGGCTTCTGGACCGACGCATCGGCGCTGTGGGTCCAGATCATCGAGGGATGGGCCATCATCGGGGATCCGCGCGGCGACGTTTTCGGCCTGCGCCGCAGTCCGTCCGGGTCATGGCGCATGGGCGGATTTACTTTCGATGGCTTCGGGACCGACACGGCGCGCCAACCCTATTGGGCCTTTGAAACAGGCAGGACGATCACGCCGTCAGGCCGCACCGGCATCGTCACCGTGACCGCCGACGCAGACGTTTTCGGCGTAACGCAGCCGGGAACCATCATCCGGTATGTCGGGCAGGAAATCGTCGTCCTCAGCTATGACTCGCCGACGCAGGTGACGGGCGAAGTCAGAAGCAGTCTGCCGCCTTCGTTCGACATCCAGGTTGCTTCGACCGCAGAGTTTGCCGTCGGTCAGGTCGTCATCGGGCAGGACAGCGGCTTTACCGGCATCATCGCGGAAATCGACTCGGCCACCATCCTCAAGGTGCTGACGACAGAAAACTTCGACGGCCCCGATGTCGCCGAAAAGCTGTCAGGCCCGAACGCCACGCAGGATGTGGTCGCGAAAACACCGATTGCGCCATTGCCCAGCATCATCTGGGATGAACAGATGATCTCGCTGCATCGTGGCGGACCACGGGCGGCCTGCGCCGTGGCGGGGCGGCTGTGCTTTCTGGACTTTCCGCAAGCCCCTGACGCGATAGCGATTTCCTCGGCACGGTCGTTCCGCGACTTTCAGGTGGGCACGGCAGACGACGACGCCATCGTGCGCCGCATGGGCGACAATGGCCCCCGGTTCCGGCACGGCGTTTCGGCTGGCGACCTGCTGCTGTTCTCGGACAAGGGCACCTACGTTCAGGACTTGCGGGACGCGCTGCTGACGCCCTCCACCTTCTCGCCGGTTCTGGTGGACGCCCGAGCCTGTAGCGGGGTCAGCCCGGCTGTCGTGGCGGATGGGGTCGTATTCGTTGGCAGCGACGAGCAAACTATCCTGGCGGCGCTGCTGGACGGGAACATCTACCTGAAATGGTCGGTGCGCCCGCTCAACCTTCTGGCCCGGTCGCGCGACAAGAAGGTGCAGTTCCTCTGCGGCCCGTCCCTGGCGGCAACTCAGCCGGAAAGCTATCTGCTTGCGCTGCACAATGACGGCACAGTGTCGGCCATGTCCTGGTCCCAGACGGGTGAGCAAACGACGCCCGGCTTTGTCACATGGCAGACCAATGGGTTCTTTGTCACCATCGCGCCGATTTTCGGAAGCTACTGGTTTCTGGTGGACCGGATCATCGGCGATGAAAACGTGCGCAGCATCGAATGGCTGGATTACAGCGCGACGCTCGACTGTTCGGTGTTTGCCGATCCCAACGCCCCGGGCGCGGCAGACCATCTTGAAGGGTCAACCGTTGCGGTAACGTGGCAAGGCAGGTTCGTTGGTTTGGGGCTGGTCGATCTGGGTGCCGTCGCGGGAATGCAGGATGTGCAGGGGGAAGCCGAAATCGGCCTGCCGTTCAACTGCCTGGTGAGGCCGTGGCCGGTCGAACTGATCGAAAGCCCCTACGCCGGCCTAAAGCAGGTCCGCACCTTCCGCGTCGGGGTTTCGGTCCAGCACACCGGGCCGTTTCAAATCTCCTGCAATTTCCAGTCGCGAACCGTCGGGGGCTACGCTTTCAATGAGGACTGGTCCCAGCCGCCGCCCTTGCGGGAAGGGGTTTTCATCGTGCCGGTCACCGGCCGGCCCCGGCACAACGACATCATCGTCAAGCGCGACGACCCGGGCGCTTGGCGGATTCTGGCTCTTACTCAAGAGGTTCAAGGATGATCCCATTCGCTCTCGGCCTGCGCGCCGCATCCGGGGCCTTCGGGTTCCTGAGCGGCCTTTCCCAAGCCCGCGCCGCCAGACAGCAATCACAGATCAATTCCTACATCTCCGGGACGCGGGCGATCCAGACGCAGACCAGTGCCAACCTCGGGCTGGCTGACGAACTGGCAACGCTGCGCGCCACCTTCGCTGCGAACGGTCAGGGCGGTGGTTCGGAGTTTTTTCAGGAATTGCGCAAACTGCGGCAGCGTCAGGCGCGCGTTGCAGTGGCAAACGAGCGACAGCTTGGGGCCGACTACCGCTCGCAAGGCGCGGCACAGTCGGCGTCGGCCATCGGCAGGTCTTTGGAGCCGCTGGCGACCTTCGGCACGTCCATGTTCAGCCTGGCGGGCTTCAACGCAATCCAGCGCGGGCCGTCCGACAGCCCGTCGCCCGTGAGCGGCTTTCTGCGAGGGGGCCGGTAATGGCTGTCATTCGCAAGATCGACCGCAGCGGCGGCGGGCTTTCCAACTTCCGGCAGGACACGGCGACCGGCGGTTCGGCTTTTGCCGTTCTGGCAGAGGCCGCGGGGCAGGCATATCAGGCCATCGCGCCGCTGGCGGTCGAGGAAGCCGCGCAACTGAGCGACGAGGCAGGCCGCGCGATTGGACGGCAGATCGCAGCCGACACCCGCCTTGCCCTGCCGCCCGGACTGCAACCCGGGACGCAACCCGGGATGCAGGGCGGGACGCAGTACGAGTGGCAGACCGGCTTGATGAATACGGGTGCGCCGCGCGACCCGAACGAGGCCCCGGCCACGGCAATGACCGCCCCGCTGCAAGTCAACATGAGCCCGTTGCCCGCATCGCTGGTGACGAGCGAAAGCGGCGGCAATCTGGGGCTGGTGAACACCCTCGGATACGGCGGCAGAGGGCAATTCGGCACGGCCAGGCTGCAAGAGGCGTTCGAGGCCGGGGTTCTTCCCAGCGCGATGACGGGTGCCCAATACGCGCAACAGCCGCTGGAAGTGCAGGCGCGTGTCGAGCAGTGGCAGATTGATTCAATCGGTCAGTTCGCGCGCGACAACGACCTCATGCGTTTTATCGGCACCACCATCGGCGGCGTAACCGTCACCCCAAACGGCATGATGGCGGTGGCGCATCTGGGCGGCAATGCCGGTCTGCGGCGCTTCCTGACATCGGGGGGGCGAGAGGACCGCACCGACGCTTACGGCACCAGCCTTTCGGACTATCTTGCGCGCCATCAAGGCGACGACGTGGCATGGGGCGGTGCAGGCAGCGACCGCATTGCAGCCCCCCGGTCAGAGTTTGACCGCGACGGCGTGACGCCTGCCGCTGTGGGCGCGCTGGCACGGCTGGAACAGTCGTCCGGGATGACGTTCGATATCAATTCGGCGCATCGCACGGCAGGCGAGAACACCTCTGCGGGCGGGGCGCGGCAATCGCAACACATTCACGGCAATGCGTTCGACATCAACGTGTCTGGGATGAGCGAGCCGGATCGTGTCGCCCTGATCCGTCAGGCGCGGGCGGCGGGGTTCGGCGGCGTGGGTGTCTACGCCAATACGCTGCACTTCGACGTGGGGCCCACGCGGCATTGGGGCTCGGACTACAGTTCCAGCAGTCTGCCGAGTTGGGCCGCAGAAGCCGTCGGTGCGCCGCGCGGCACCGACACGCTGATCGGCGGTCCTGCGCAGGATACCCTTGGCACGTCGATTCCGTCCCGGGCCCCGTCAGGCGGCTTTGCCGATACCACCCTTGGCGCTGACGTGCGCAGCGCGCTGTTTCCGCCGCCTGTGGCCGCGCCCGCCCCGGTGACGCCGCAGATGACCCAACCGTCCTTCCCGGTCCCTGCGCAGGCCCCCAACGCCCCTGCGCCCACGATGGTACGCGATTCCAGCGGGAGGCTGCGACAGGCCCATATGTGGCTGGGGCTGACCGAGATCGGCCAAGCCTACAACGCGGGCCTGCGCGTCGCGGTGCTCTCGGAAACATCGCTGGCGGTGCGGACGAACATGATGGCGCTGTCCGAACAATTCGTCGGCGACCCGGAAGGGTTTCAACAGGCGGCGCAGGAATACGGCGATCAACTGGTGCGCGATCTGGACCCGATGCTGGTGCGCGATGTGCGTCAGCAAGTCGGACAGGAATCCGAGCGGCGCTTTCTTGGCATGGTCGAGGAACGCTATGCCGAAACGCGGCAGCGCGCAGAAAACTCGTCGGCGGCACTGATCGAGCGGTGGGCGCAGGACTATGCCGAGGCGCTTGTGACCGGGGACCAGGCAGAGATCGGAGCGGCGCAAACGCGGCTGGAACAGGTTCTTGTTGCGCGCGAAAGCCTGCCCGGTCTGGCCTGGACGCGCGAACAGTCACAGAATGTCCTGTTGGCAGCACACGATTCAGCGCAACGTCTGGCCGGAACGCAAGCCGACGCGCGATCCGCCGAACTGAAACAGCAGTTGCAGACGGCGATTGCCGCTCGCGAGCAAGGCATGATCGGAGCCGATGAGGCAATCCTGAACGATGCGGCGACGTGGGAATTGCAGCCCGAACTGGCACAGGAACTGATGCAATGGACGGAGTTTCGCGCACAGTTTCCGGGCTTTGAGGCATTGCCGCCACCGGCGCAGCAGGCCGAAATCGACCAGATGCGCGCCAGTGGAATCACGGACCAGTATCAACTGACGATGGTGCGCACGGCAGAGCAGGCCGCAGCGCGGGCGCGTGAGGCATGGGCGAGTGATCCGATGGCACAGGCAGAGGCCGTGTTGCCGGTTCCGCCGCCGGTCCTGCCACTATACGACATCGACAACCCGCAGCCGTTTATTGATGGCCTGAACGCGCGGCGCGATTACGGGATGGCGCTGGCGGGGGCGGGCTACGTGACGCAGCCGGTGTTCTTCTCGAACGAGGAGGCCGATGAACTTGCAATGGCGATGGCAACGGATGTTGCCCCCGAAGCGCGGCTGGCCGTGGCGGCGGCTCTGAACGCCGGTTTTGAAGGCCAGGCAGCAGCGGTGTTTCGCCAGATCGGCGCAGATGATCCGGTGATCCAGTTCGCCGGAATCATGGGCGGCGAGCGCGCGACCTACGCGCTGGGGCTGGAAGCCATGCGCGGCCAGACAGCACTTGCCTCCGGTCAGGCGCGCGCCCCATCGGCCATCGTGCCCACAGCGGACATGAGCGTCGTCCTGACGGGCCTGACGCAGGATCAGCGCCACAGTGTCACGGAAGTCGCAAGGGGCTTGCTGGCGGCCCGTGTGCCCGCTGGCGACCCAACGCCTGAGCAGATGGCAGTGGCGATGCAATCGGCAATGGGCCAGACCACCCGTGCCAGCGACGGGCAGTTGATCGGCGGCGTCCAGACCGTACTTGGCGCACCGTTGTTTCTGCCCGCCAATGTGAACGGGCGCGACTTGGACCGGGCCTTGCGGCAAAGCATGGGTTTGCAATCGCGCGTCACAAACCGGGGTGAGCAGATCGTCACGGGCATACGTGGCGTCTTTGGTTTCGGCGACGTGAACAATCCCCGGCCCAATCCCTGGATGACGGCCAGCACCTTCCCCGACTTCAACCTGGCCGGTTCGATGCCCTATGTGAACGGCGAACCCATGCCATCGTCGGTGCTCAACGATGGCACCCTGCGCCTTGTGCCGCGCGGCGACGGGTTGTTCGAGGCTGATGTCCATCTGGCTGGCCGACCCGAGCCTGTCGAGCGCGCGGGCGGCGGGCGTCTGATAATCGACCTGACCCGCTTTATGGGCGCGACGCAGTGACCTATTTCCTGAACGCGCCGCAAGACCCGTCCCCCGGGCCCCCGTCTGGCCGCACCGGAGGCATTTCGTCCAGCGCCGACAGCTTCTGGTCGCAATGGGATTTGGGTTATCTGCAACAAGGCTTTCTGAACTTTGAAGATCGCAGGGTCGAAGATGCGATCATGACCGAACTGGGCCGGGAGGCAGAATCCAGACTGCCGCCACGGGGCATCGGCGGCGGCCTGCCCGGCACCGATATGTATTATGCCGGTATTGTCTACGAGGCGCGCCGTGCCGCGGCTCTGGACCCCGATTCATGGGCCGATCTGGACGTTTCCGAGACGTTCGTGTTCACCGAAACGCAAGCCCGCCTGAACGCACAGCGCGACACGCTGCTTGCAGACATCGCCGCCGCCCCGGAATCGTCGGTAGTGGCAGAACTCGGGGCCTCCTTCGGAGCGGCCATATTCAACTGGAAAACGCTGCCGTTCCTGATGCTTGGCGGGCCAGGCGGATCGTTCTTGAAGGTCGCAGCCCGCGAAGCCTCCATCAATGTGGCCATCGAAACGTCCCTCATGCCCGCCCAATTCCGCGCGCACCGCATGTTCGGCATGGAGGATCCCAACGTCGCCCGGGAACTGGTCATCGCAGCGGCTTTCGGCGCGGCTTTCGGTGTCGGCTTTGAAGCCCTGGGCCGCGGCCTGTCCTACGCCGCTGGCATGAGGGCACCCCGTCCGCCCGGCCACACGCGCCAGACGGCGGAAATGGAAACCGAACGCGCCGCCGGAATCCTGAACACCAGCGACGACCCCGTGACCGATCTGCGCAACGCCGCCCCGATCGACTTTGAACCTGACCTGCCGCCGCTGATCAACGAGCCACCGCCGCCGCGAGACCCTTCCGACTTCGACGTGCCCGATCCCGGCCCGAGGCCAGACGGCGGGCCGACATCCGGCCTTTCATCGGCCCGCGAGGAAGTCCAAGCCGACCTTCGCGCAGACATGCAGCGCGCAGCCGACGAGGAACGCGCATCGCTGGAACGCGACTATGGCCCATGGATGACAGGGCGGATGCCTTTTGCGCGAATGATCCGCAACATGGGCGGCATTCAGTCATCGCGCATGGTGCAGGGAAACCGTGTCCAAAGCTATCTGGCCGGTGAACTGGCCGCGCGCGACATCACGCCCCGCACCCTGCCGTGGCTTTTCAATAACAGGACCGGCGTTGAGAACTTTGACGAACTCACCTTTGAAAGTTCGATGCTCGACATCATCGGGAGACGCCAAGAGGTCGATGGCGAGATATTGCAGGGTTCCGGCTTTGGTAACCCCGACAACATCCTCGACCTGATCACGCGAGAGTTTGCCGGAGAACGCATCCCGAACAGCCTCGACATGCAGCAGCGGCTCAACGCACTGGAACGGTTCGAGAGCGAAATCGGCGCGCAGATGGATTTCCTTGGCGGCGCATACGCGGGGGATAACGGCTTCTTTGTCGATCCCGTCGTCTATGCCGGGGACGAAGGCTCGATGCGGTTGGGCCGCGAGTTTGACGAATGGCTGGTTGCGCGCGACTATGAGTTGACACCGGGCGAGCGCAGCGAAACGCTGGGCGAGTTGTCGCAAAGAGGCGGCGATGCCGACTTTCTGGTGGAACGGGTGTTTCAGCGTCGGCTCGAACATGAGGAACGATTCTATGGACCAGACGCGGACCAAGCGATTGACGGCTCTGCACCGGCGGGCCGTGATGCTGATCTCGAAGGCACCGCCGGGCAAGAGGCTGATGGAAGCCCAGCGGCTGGAACGGAACCTCGCGGCGATGCTGCGACCGAACAAACCAGCGCCGGAGAGCAATTCCTTACCCCCGGAACAGCCCCTATTACCCAGCGAGAGCGAATAGAGGCGCGGCAGAACGAGGCGTTGCGGGCCGACGAACGGGCCAGCGATACCGAAATCGGCGGCCTGTTCGACCCCGGCAGCAGGGTGCGCGCCGATCTGTTCGACAACATGACGACGCCAGCCGCCGAACGGATGCGCGACCAAATGACCAGCGACATGCGGGAAGCCATTGCAAGGGATGGAGATTTCCCCGTGATGGCCGAGGACGGCACGATGCGCCCTGCGTCCGAAGTCCTCAACGACATGGATCAGGCGGACATCAACCTTGCCCAGATCAAACTTTGCGGGATGCAGCCATGAGCTTCTTCGACTGTGTGCAGCGGGCCATCGACGACAACGCCGTCGGACGCCAGTTCGGCAAGGATGCACAAGCCCGCTGGGCGGCCTATGCCAAGCTGGCCGAGAACAACGGATCGCCCCGCCATGTCGCCGAACAGATCGCCGCGCAACGTGTCAAAACGGAACTCGCGGCGGAGACAGCCCAAGCCAGGCATGAGAACCTGGCACGGCTGGGCTTCATGCAGCGCGCCCATTTCGACGTGATGGCCGCCACCGGGCCCGACAGCACGGCGCGCATGACGGCTGTGGACAATGCCACCCGGTCCATCGAACGCCTCGCCCATGGGCAGTTGGTGCGGCTGTATGACGCCACCCGAACGAACGTGCTGTCGCAAGGAAGAAGCCCCGCTACGGAAGCCGACATGGTGCGCGCGATATACGGCGAGCCGACGACAACCCCAGATGCAACCGCGATGGGCAGCGCGGTCACGGACACACTTGAATCGTTGCGATTGCAGGCCAACGAAGCCGGGGCAACCATCGGCAAGCTCAACAACTATTTTCCGCAAGAGCACAACCGCCAAACGATCATGCGGTCGGGGTTCAATGCCTACGTCAAGGCGCAGCCCGAAGGGTTCGGGCGCACCGCAAGAGCCTATTGGTCTACAATGCGCGACCCGGTGTTGCGCAGGCAGGTACAGGACCGGGCGTTCACCGTCTGGTTTGACGAGATCGACCCGCGCATGAACTGGAAGCGGATCAAGCACCCGATCACGGGCGAACCGATTTCAGGCGGAGCGCCGTCACGGGCGGATCGCGAGCGGTTCTTGCGCGAAGTGTTCCAGAACATCGTTTTTGGCCGCGCATCGCGCAAGGCCGAGTACGGGCGTCCTGGGGGCCAGGCTACGGCCCGCCGGATTTCGGCAGAACGCATCCTGCACTTCAAGTCGGCAGACGACTGGCTGGCCTACAACAAGGTCTACGGCACGGGCGGCCCGATGCGCAGCCTTTACAGCCATATCGGCACCATGGCCAAGGACATTGCCCTGATGCGCGAGTTCGGCCCTTCGCCGTCTACGGGACTGGATTACCGGACGCAGCTTTTCGAGAAGAAGGCCGCCGATGCCGAGGACGTGGCGATGCTGGACCTGGCCCGGCGTGACGGAAGCCGCGCCCAACGCATGATGAACGTCCTGAACGGCCCCGACCTGCCGAACAGCCAAATGCAGCAAGCGTCGGCGATCTTCTTTGCCTCGTCGCGGCAGGTGTTGGGCGGCTCTCTGCTGGAACGCGCCGTCGTGATGGCCATCCCCGATCTGGCGAATACCCGGATGGCGGCGAAGGCTGTCGGCATGAACCCCGAAAACGTGGTGTCGAAGTACCTTGGGTTTGCCAAATCGCTGTCGCGCGAAGAACTTCTGCAACATCAATGGATTGCGGACACGGCGATCCAGCCCGGCGCAACGCAGGCGCGGTTTTCGCAGGAGTTGGGCGCAGCGGAGTGGGCGCAGAAATACAACAACGCCTCGATGAGGGTTCAGGGGCTTGCCGCGCTGACGGACTGGGGCCGCCGGATCAACTATCAGGAGTTCGGGGCGCACCTGTCGAACATGGCAAACAGGCCGATGGCGCAACTGCCGCCATTCCTGCAAAAGCACTTCGAGACCCACGGGATTACGACACAGGACTGGGATAGAATCCGGCTGGACCCCGATGCGTTCTTTGTGGCCGAAAACGGCGCGCGGTTTCTGATGCCGGTCTGGTGGCGATCTGGCACGAAGATGCCGCCCAAACAGGCCGACGACCTGTTCATCAAGATGCAAAGCGCCGTCGAGCATCACATGGAACTGGCCATCCCGACCCGCTCGCTTTTCGTGGACAGCATGATCAACCCGACCGCATACGGCCTGACGCCGGGTGCGCCGATGTACGAACTTGTGAAATCCCCGACCATGTTCAAGTCGTTCGTCGGGGCCATCACGATGAACATCGCCCATCAGTGGCGGCTGCGACCGACGAAGATGACCAAGTGGATGTATCTGGCAGAACATGCCGCGACCGCCGCAATGCTGGCCGCCGTGTCGCTGCAACTCAAGGAACTTCTCAAGGGCAACGACCCCCGCGACATGACCGCCCCCGGCTTCTGGTTTCAGGCGCTTGTGGCCGGTGGCGGGCTGGCCATCGCGGGAGACCTGCTGTTCCTGGGGACCAGCCCGAACGGCATGTCGTTGACGGATTTTGTGACCGGCCCCGTGGTTGCCGCAGGGACTGACCTGGTGGCGCTGACCGCGGGGAACCTGTCGCAAGCCATGGGCAACCTGATGGCGGGCGAGCCTATCGACACCAACGCGGTTCCCGAACTGCGCCGGTTCATGGACCGCTACATGATCGCCGAACCGCCGTTCCTCGGCCCCGCCTTCGATCGGCTTGTGCTGGACCAGATGCAAATCCTGCTGGACCCCGAGAGCAGAACGCAGCTTCTGCAACAGGCCCAACGCCAGCAACAGCGCCACGGCAATGAGTCATGGTGGCTTCCCGGAAGCCCGCTGCCATCGCGCGCACCGTCGCTCGAAGGCCAAGGGAACTTCCTGTCCGGGGGTTAGTGCATTTAGACTGCGCCGTGCCTGACGCACCTTGCTCGGCATCATGGCAACTGTTCCAGCAACCCCGCGCATCACCCGTATTGTCCTCGCCGTGGCGTCGGAGGGGCCGTTCCTTGTCGGCTTCCGCCTGTTCGAGACCGATGCCCTGGACGTTTACGTAAACAACGTGCGCAACGTCAGCTTCACGGTCGATGCGGCGTTCGCCAACGGATATTCCGACGCCGCAACCATCATGTTGGGGATAGCCGCGCCGCCGGATGCAAAGGTCGAGATTTTCGGCGCGATGCGCCCGGATCGCGGTGAGAACTACCTGCCGGCCGACCCCGGCCTGACGCGCAAGATCAACATCGAACTGGGCCGCCAGACGGCTGTGGACGTTGAACTGCGGCAAGAGGTGGACCGCGCGCCGCGCCTGACCGGCCCGGCCAGCCCCATGCTGAACCCCGTTCCCGGCCTGTATGCGCGCGTGAACGCAGCCCTGATGTGGGAACTCGGCGAAAGTGTGCCCGGCCCCCCGGGGCCCCCCGGCCCCCGCGGCCCCATTGGACCGATCGGCCCCCGTGGCCCCATCGGGCCGAAGGGCGACCCCGGCAACTATCTGGGGCTGACGCTGATCGGGGCATCCACCAACCTCGCAGACCGCCCCGGAAGCGCGCTTGACGGGCAGGCATGGGGCCACATCACCGGCGGCGGCATCATCATCTACATCTGGGATGATGGTCAGTGGTATAACGCTGGCCCGCTGACCACGACCTATTTTGAGCGGCCTATCAACCAGACCTTTTACGTCGAACCCGGCGGCAACAACAGCAATGACGGGCGCATCCTGAACCGTGCCGTGGCGACAATCGAGCGCGCAATCGTGCTGGCGCAGGCGGCTTGGGACGACGACGGCGATTTCTCTGCGATCTACGTCTATCCGGGCACCTACGTCACGCAAGGGCACCTGAACATGCCCGACATGTGCAGCATCATCGGCATTGGCCGGGCGCGGGTCACCAAGATCGTGCCAGCGGTCGGGTTTGAGGAACGCAACGTCTTTCGCATGGGCGACGGCGCATACCTTTCCGGGTTTTCCTTCGAGGGCTGGCGGGTCAACAGTTTTACCGATCCGACCGAAGGTTTCGCCGTGTCGTTCCGGCCCGGTGCAGTCATCCGCCGTGTGCCCTACGCGCACGACATCACGGTCTATCGTTCAAGTCTGCCAGTCGTTATCACTGCCCCGACCGACCCCTACAACGGCAACCCGAATTATCCGCGCGGCGGCGGCGTGGTGCTGGCCGATGGGTCGGTCTGTTCGCAACACTCTCCCTTTCCCAACATCATGACTTGGGGGGCAACCCCTTCATCGCCGAACGGCATGGGTTACGTCGCGCGCAAAGGGGCCTTGATAAACGCTGTCAACGCTGTCGCCATCTGGTGCCACATGCATTACGTCGCACTGGAAGGCGGTCAGGTGATCTGTTCAAGCTGTTCCAGCCAGTTCGGCGACTGGACGCTGGTGGCCAATGGCAAGCGTCTGGTCATCGTGCCGCGCGCCGCCACCGTGACGCTTTCGGTGCAGAGCGGAGCCGCCACGGCCATCACGGCGGCGACGGTTGCCCTGACGAACAGCACCTGGAATGCGCTGGTGGCGGGCGGCTTCACGGCAGGATGGACGGCTCTGGACGAAGCGTTCACCCGGCAAGATACCGGCACGTTAATTCTTGCAGTCACCCTTTCGCTGCGCGCAGGGCAGGACGGGCCGATGCGCGCGTTTCAGAAGGGGCTGTTCGACTGGAACGCCCAGCCGGTCTGGGCGGCACCCATGACGGCAGCTTTCGTTTTCGCCTTCAACCATCTGCGCGACCAGATGATCGCGCTTGGCTTGTCAGCGGGTGCCATCAGCATGATCACCGATTTTGTGCTCAAGTTGAACGCGACGGTCAACACGCCCAACCGGGCCGATCTGCCGTCGCTGGTCACGTCGATCAATCACCAGTGGACCGCGCCGTTCACCGGCGTCGATTTGGCAAAGATACCGCCGCAGCCGGTGATCGGAAACAATATCCGCCGTTCCCTGCTTCAACTGAACGGAGGGCGCGTCGTCAGTTCAGGTCAGGACGATCAAGGCAACGCCCTGTTTGTCGGCGGCATGGAAATAGACGCCCGGTCTGGCGAATTGCGCGGCCCGCCGTTCGACCGTTCCATCCGCATCAGGGCGCTTCGGGCCTCAATCGCAGGGAGTTTCTGACATGCCAAGGATCATTACCCGCAGCCCGTCATCCGGGGCCGCCGTCCGCGTTGCCCTGACCGATCTTCCGACCGGCTGGACCAACATCATCGAAGCGCCCGATTTCGACACGCCCGACAGCGACGGCGATGGCAACCGCGAGGTGACGCCGGGCGAGGTGTTTTTGAGCCGGCCGCTCAACGTGACCAACAAGAGCGGCACCCTGCGGTGGATCGAATTGCGGGTACTGAACGAAAGCGGTGCCGTTACCTTTCTGGGGCGCTGGATCATTCCCGGCATGGATCAGGGCCTGTTGCCGGTGCAGGGGTTGAGCCTGTTCAAGCTGTTGGCCGCCACAGCCGTCGGCGACAGGCTGCAAGCGCGCGCCGAGGTTGCAGCCGTGTTCGACCTGTTCGGGTCGGCTCTGCAAAAGTCGGCAGACATTCATGATCCGGTCACGGTGTAGCGCATGAGCACTGTCCCCCCCAGCTTCGTCCCCCCCCTGGCATCCGGTCGCGTCCGGTCCCTGCCCGCCCCGCTGCGCTATACGGACGTTCTGACCCTGGACGCGGCGGCCTATGCCGATCAGTTTGTGCGCGACCTGCAAGGCAATATCTGGGAAGCCGTCAACGGCGAGTGGCGTCCTCTGACCGCCCAACTGCCCGCCGCGCCCAACACCGTGACCGTAGGGCCGGGCGGTGAGTATGCCGAGCTTGACGACGCGCTGGCCTTTTTCGCGACCAAGATCGCGCCCAACAGCGACGACCCCGTAGAGTTTGGCGGCGCGGTCCGCATCCTGACCGGCTATGTCCCTGCGCGCCCGGTTATCCTGCTTGGTTTGAACCTGTCGTGGGTGTTCATTTATTCTGACGATGCACAAATCGACGTGCCTGTATCGGCCTGCTCGATTTTTCGTCCCGCAGGTGTCCTGCCGGAGGGGCGGGCGTTTTTCAGTGGCCTGCTGGCGGGGATGCCCCGGCTTAATTGCCTGTTCAGGCTGGACAATGCGACCTGGACCGGCCCGGACAGCGATCTGACGGCGGGCGGTATCCTTGTCTACGGCGTCAGGGCGATTTCCTGCACAGGAATGTGGCAGTTGACGCCAGCCCAGATACACCAGGGCGGGTTTACCAATTTCAGCATCGGGGCGTTGTTCCAGAACAGTTCGTTTGCACTGTCGCGCATGAGGATTTCAGATAACCGCGCTGCAAACCTCCAGAACTTCACGTCGCGCCTTTCGATCTCGGACCATGACGGTCGGGGCGCGTTCGGCATCGGCATCCAAACCACGCAGTCGGGCACGACCATGATCTCCGGCACGTCGAACTTTCGCAAAACCGTCGGCAATGACAATGGCTTGGACATCCTCGACAACGGCGGCCTGACGTGGATCGGGACGGGCGTTCTTGGTGGCACCAATATCTATGGTTCGCCCGAAGTCGGCGGCGGAAGGGTTATGGACTCGCGGCGCACGGATCCTGTGACCCTGCGGGGGCGGATCAACCCCAGCGATTATACCACGGCCACCCGCCCGTCCGCGGCGACGGCAGAAGGCGACCTGATTACCGTAACGGATGATCCGGTGGCGGGTCGTGCCGCGCTGCAATACGTGGCCGGGGCTGCGTGGCGCACGATACTGGACCGCGACATGCTGACGGCGCTGGGCTGGACCTCAAACCAGATTTACCTGAGAGGACCGACTGCACTGGTGGGAATAGGGGTCGGGGCGTTCCAGACCAATGCGTTGGTGGGGGAAGCCACGGGTTTTACCGCCGCGCGTTGGGCGAATGACAATGCGGCGGTATCCCAGAACTTTGGCAAATCGCGCGGCGCGACAGTCGGCAACTATGCGACTGTGCAGGCCAATGATCTGCTCGGCGCGCTGCGATTTCTGGGCACGGACGGGACGCAGTTTCAGCAGGCGGCAATCATCCAGGTGTCGGCGGTTGGCACGATCTCTGCTGGCATCGTTCCCGGGAACATAGATTTCCGCACGGCAGATGCGGCAGGCGTTATGGTGACCGGCCTGCGTATCACCCAGACGCAAACCGTCGGGATCGGGGTCAACACTCCCACCTGCCCGTTGCAGGTGAACGGCCCTATCCGCTGCGCCAGCTACACCGTTGCCACCGTCCCCAGCGCAAGCGGCAGCGGTGCCGGGGCGCAGATTTATGTGAGCAACGAAACGGGCGGCGCGGTGCTCGCGTTCTCGGATGCAGTCAACTGGCGGCGCGTCACCGACCGCGTAATCATCAGCTAAGGAAAATATCATGGCTATCAAGGAAGATCGCTACCTTTACGAAATCCTGTTCCGGTTCGATGAAAACGGCCTGGTCGGCGCGCATCAGAAATACATGGTCAAGGTGTGGGACGAGGAGACGGGCAAGGTGTGGGCCGAAGGCGAGGCCGATCCGCAGCCGGTTGACGCGGAGGACTTCGAGACGGTCATGGCACCCGCAATGGCGAAGCTGGTCGGACAGGTCAGCGAATTGCAGGTCGCGGCCGCGCGCGCCGAGGGCAGATCGAAGTGAACCTGTATGAGGCCACCAAAGCCCTGCACCACGATGCGGAAAGCCACCCGTGGGGCCAGCGGATGGCCAAGGGCCTGATCGGCAGGCAGGAATGGGCCGACTGGCTGCGGGCGCAGGCGATTGTTCATGCCGAACTCGACCTGCACCTTCCGCCGTGTTTGCAGCGCAGCGGCGAATTGCTGCTGGATATGTCGGTGACGCTACCGGCGCAGGGGCGCGACAATCTGGCAGCGCGCCGGTTTGCCAAGTCGCTGTCCGGGACGATGCTGATCGGCGGGGCGGCGTACATCTTTTGCGGTGCGCACCTTCGGGGCGGCGCTGTGATCCGCAAGCGGCTGGAACCTATCGGCTATTCCTGCGCGCATCTGCGGTTCGGCTTTGCTCAGGAGGCCAACGACTGGCTGAAAGCGTTGCGCGAAGCTAACGAACTGGCACCCGGCGCTGTTGGTGCGTTCCGCGCCGTAATCGAAATCATGGGCGAGATCGAAGCGCAAAACGCGCTGGTCGCACAGGGACATTACTGATGGCTGACGAAGATATGGGACCTTGGCATCTGGACAAACGAGTACCCGTCGCACTGATCCTGACGATTGTGCTGCAAACTGGCGGCGTCATTTGGTGGGCCAGCCAACAGACGCACCGGCTGGGCGCAGTTGAGGCGGCGGCGGTATTGGTTACAGCGAACGCCCGCGAGAACGAGATACGCATCCGAACGCTCGAACTGTCGCGCGCACAGACCGACGAACGACTGATCAACATCGTCGGGACATTGGCCCGGATCGAAAGAAAGTTGGAGGTGGTTATAGAATGAACGACAACGATGCAGTCAGGCTGGTGCAGACCAGGCTTCGGGACAACGGTTTCGATCTTGGCGCGATCGACGGCATTTTCGGCCCTCGCAGTAGGGGTGCGCTGGATATTGCCCTTCCTGCCCTCAAACAGACGCCTACAGTGCCCATCCCGCCCCCGTCGGTCCCTGTGCAGGGCGGCGGGCGACTTGCCGTCCTGGTGGGGCACAACGCCGCATCGCAAGGGGCGGTGCGAGCCACCGATGGACGCAGCGAATACGACTGGAACGGCGATCTGGCAAAGATGATGGCCGCATTGTCGCCCGATCGGATCAAGGTGTTCAAGCGCCGCTCGGTCGGAAGCTACCCCCGCGAGATTGCCATTGCCTATGAGGCCATCAGGGATTGGGGGGCGGACGCGGTGCTCGAATTGCACTTCAACGCTTTCTCGGACCCATCGGCGAACGGCTGTGAAATGCTGCACAACGGGACGCCGGGCAGTTCAAGGCTGGCGGCGATGGTTCAGGAGGCGACCGTCAAGGCGCTGGGCACCAAGTCGCGCGGGACCAAACGGTTGAGCGCCACCGAGTTGCGGGGCGGCAGGTCGGTCTTTGCATTGCCCGGCGTCCCTATCATCATCACCGAGCCGTACTTTGGCAGCAATCGGCGTGAATGTATGATTGCCCAAGAACGCAAAGGCCAACTGGCGGCGGCGCAGGTCGAGGCCGCATTGGCATTCGTCGCGGATCGCCGCGCACTCAACCCCTGAACGGAGACCGCAATGACTATCGGTGAGTTTCGCGCCTTTCTTTCCGGCATGGCCCTTTCGATCAAGGACGCGCCGGACGCTGCCCAATGGGCCGCAATTCAAGCCAAGCTGGCGACGGTGACAGACTATCCGGCTCTGCCGTTGCCATCCCCCACTCCCATGCCAATCTGGCCGCACCGCTACGGCGCGGCTACTTGCGGTGGAAGGTCCAAAACATCATCCGTCTATAGCTGAAATGTAGGAGACACGACCATGAGCGACCTGATCAACCAAACGACTGCCGCCCCGACCCGCAAGTGGACCGCCGGCGCCATAGCCTCGGCCATCACGGTGGCAATCATCGCCGGGGTGGACGCGTACTGGCCCGGCATGGGGACAACGCTTTCCCCGGCCATCACCGCCGCCATCACCGCCGCAGTTGGGCTTCTGGCCTCGTACATGACCCGGAACAGGGCGTAGCACCGTGCCTCTGTCGGTGGGTGTACGTCAGGACGGGGAAACGACTTCGGGCGCAGTCGGTGACTACGTTCCGTTGCAGATCGACGCCGTGGGCCGCCTTAAAGCATCCGTACAGCCTGCCCTCTATCCCCTCGCAACGGGCAGCATCACAGGCAACACGCAGACGGTTTTCTGTCAGGTGGACCGCGCGTCAAACGTGATGGTGTTCATGGAGGCGGCGTCTCTCGTCGGCCATAACGTGACATTCGAGGGATCTCTGAACAGTACGAACGGGATAGACGGAAGCTGGTTTTCCATCCAGGTTGTCAGGTCGAACGCCAATACCATCGAGACGACCAGCGGCGTGTTGGCGGCAACGCCGATCTATGCGTGGGAAGCGTCCGTCAACGGGCTGGCATTCATGCGGGTGCGCGCGACCGCGCACGTCAGCGGCACGGCGGCCTATCAAATCCAGCGCGGCTCTTATGCGACCGAACCCATACCGGCAGCACAGGCAAGCGCAACCCAAGCTGTGTCTGGCTCAGTGACGGTATCTGGCACAGTGACGGTTGCCAGCACGGCCCTGTCACCCAGCGCGAGCCTCGGCGCGGCGACAACATTCAACGTCATCAGCGCGGCCAGCACGAACGCCACGCTGGTCAAGGCGACGGGTGGCAACCTCAACGATCTCACGCTGTCAAACGATGGCGCAACGAGCGTGTTCGTGAAGCTGTACAACAAGGCCACCGCGCCCATCGTGGGTACTGACGTTCCGGTGCGGACGATCCTGGTGCCGACCAAAGCGACGGTGCAAGTGGGCTTCGGCACCTACGGCTATCGGTTCCCGCTGGGGCTTGGCGTCGGCGTGACAACCGGGGCTGCACACAGCAACACTGGCGCTGTCCTGCTGGATCAGGTCTGCATCGCGGGTTCGTTCACCTGATCCGACCCACTGGTGGGCCGCCCCCATGCAGATCAGGGCGCAGGTGTCCCGGCTTCACGTCTGGCAGCGCGGGTCTCTCGCACCGGCCAAAGTGCTTGTGCCACCGCATCCCGAACCTGCCGCACTTCGCGCACCACTTGTCGCGCGGCTGGGCCTGGAACCATGCCCATATCAGGGCGTCAGTGCGGGCGTCAGTCATCGGCCCGCCCCTCCGTCCCGAGCGCAGCGTCCAGCTTGGCCACAGCGGCGAAATGATCGTCGGTTGTGGGCGCGGCGCAGAACGCCAGCCATGCCGCGCGGGCATCGGATAGCGTCAGGTCGCGTTCGAGAAGCGCGCCGCGCAGGAATACCCGCGACAAGTTGCGGTCCCCGGCCTCGTCAATCCCGACCCGAACGGCGGCGCGCAGTGCGTCGTAGCCGTCACACTTCGCGCGCCATTCATCTCGGCGGCGCGTCATCTCGGCAATATCCAATCGCAACCGGGCAACCTCGGCCCGCGCGTCGGGGAGGGTCAGGTGGTCGATGGGGGTCATGGCGCATCACTCCTATTTTGCGCGGCGATATGCCGGTAGATGTCGTTTCGTGCGAAGAAACCGCTCCAAGTCGAGACGATTAACCATCTGAAACCGTTTGATTTTCATCACGTCTGGCTCTGACTTTTAATCAGTAGGTCGCAGGTTCGAGCCCTGCACGGCTCACCACGATTTCAATGGCTTGCGTCTTTTCCGGCTTGGATCAAAACGCCCACTTGGAGCGAGACTTGGAGCGGGTGTTCTTCATTCGGCCTTGGACCGCAGCGCGATGACCTCGGCGACGTGCCGTTCGCGACCGCGCATATAGCCGTTCGTGGTCGTTTCATTCAGGTGGCCCGCTGCATCGCGCAGCATTTGCGTCGAGGCTCCCATGGTCATGGCCTCCGTGATGCCCCCGGCGCGCAAGTCCATCATCAGAACTTCGCGCGGCAGTTTCAGCCGGTCGGATATCCGTCGCCATGCCCTGCCCCGCCCTTGTGTGGTGTAGGGCAGGCCGCTGCTGGATCGGATGACGGGGCCGATCCTGCCGCCACTGGCCAACAGCGCCAGCCTGGCGCGCACATCAGGGCAATCGGCCAGAGAGAAGTAGATCGGGCCGGGCAAACTTGATGCGGTCTTGGAGACGACCTTGCGAAACCCCATCAGGTCGGCGTCGAACATGTCCCAGGTCAGACCATCCTGCCACCGCTGGCCGTCCACGATGATGCCGCCCTCCCCCAGTGCAGGAAGCCACTGGCCGAACACATCGACCCCGCGCAGCATGGTCACCCACTGGATCAGAACACCCGTCGCGAATCCGACCATGCCCCTTGCGTCGGCCTCGGCGATGACAGCCATAGCCTGCTCGCGGCTGGCTGTGACGGCGCGCTTGGCCGGCATCTTGAACCGGATGTCGGCCATGATTTCCCGCACTTCGCGAACCTCTTTCACGCCCAGCTTGCGCCCGTAGGATGCAATCGTGCGCAGCATGACGAACATGCGGCGGATATAGCTGATCGAGCGGCCCTTGGCCTGCATCGCGGCTTCGATTTCCTTGATGCTCACGTAGGTCATATCGGCAAAGTCCAGATGGCCGATTGCCTCTTTCCAGCGCGTCAGCATCCATGCGTAGTTGGCGCGCGTCGAACCCTTCACGGCGGCATAGGGGCTGTAGCTGTCGCCCTGATACCTCTCGATCAGCCATCCCCATGTGCCGGGCTGCGCGCCGGTGCCCATGCCCAGAGAATCCAGCATGGCAACGGTCAGGCGGCGGCATTCGGCGGCGCGGTCAAGGTCGTGGGTGTCGCCGATCTTGCCGGGCAGGCGCAGGGCCTTGCCCGTGTAGCCCAGCTTGCGCCACTTCTCTGTGGGCCGCCAATAGGCCCAGGCGTTCACCTTTGCGATCAGCGGCGCATAGAGCGCATTGCTGCCGTCCGTCAGGGCCTTGTCAAAGTGCGTCATGGTTCACCTCAAGGGCTGCGCGGGCTTTCGTGCCATAGTCATCGCTGTTTACACCCCAAGGGCCGTCGTGCGGGTCGTCAGTAAAGTCGCCGTAATAGTGCAGCGCCTCCCGCAGCGCCGCCTCGCGGGCGATCGCGGCGGCTTGGCGATCCAACAATTCCACAACGTGGCGGTGCAGGTCCGGCGCGGCCGCGATCAGGGCGGCGTTGGCGGCGCTGGGCGGGACGCCCTCTGTCGGGTAAGACCGGGAAGAATCACCGAAATCGCAGATCACCCCTTCATTGGCCGAAAAGCCCCCAAGATTTTCTTGAAATGCTCGGTCAGCCCGCCACGGCCCCGGCGTGAAGCCGGTCAGTCGCGCGACAAGGTTGGCGGTCTCGGTCATGGCTTCGTCTCGGTCGTCTCGGTCAAAGTGCGTCATGGTTCACCTCAAGAGCGGCGCGGGGGTTTACGTCGGTCATGGCAAATACCTCATAATGGTGTCGCCTTCTGGCGTAAAACGGACGCGCCGAAGGTCATGGTCAATTTCAGTCAGGTCAGGGTGCGATTGGTCCAAAACGTGACGCCAAAGCGGATTTGATACCTGTCGCCAGCCGTTCCCCAAGTCTGGGCTGCGATATATCAACTTCATCATAATGCCTTGGTTTTCAGTAATCTTTCCATCACTCATGGCTTCGTCTCGGTCAAAGTGCGTCATGGTTCACCTCCTTGGGTATGACTTTGGAAGCCTGCCCCACTTGGCGTCGCCCCGATAGCCATGCCTCTACGTCGGCGCGCAGGTAACCGCGCAGCAGAGTATCGAACCGCGGGAAGCCGTGGGCCTCGAAGTCGGCAAGGCGGCGGCGCAACGTGTCGCGCGAGAAGCCGAACATGGCCGCCACTTCGCGCGCACTCAGGCGGTCAGGGGTCAACATATCGTTGCACTGTCCTTTGCGGTCAGCAGGCCCATGTCCACCCAGCGGGCCTGCGTCTCGGCCAGGCCGCGCAGCATCGCGTCCAGGATGATGCTGTCGCTCAAGTGGACCGGCTGCGGGACTCTGCGGTCGATCACGTCGTGGCAAGCGGTGCAGGCGAAGGCGGCGTGTATGTCGCTGCCCTTCGTGCCCATGCCCTTGCCGATGCCCGGAAGGTGCGCCAGCACGGTTTGCGCCCGATTGAAGGTGCAGACCATCGGCAGGCGCACCGCACAGGGCTGGCCTTTGGCAGAAGCCATCAGCGCCGCGCTGCGCACCTTGGGCAGGAAGGCGATGCTCATGCCATTGGCTCCCCGCCAAGGCCGCACCAGCCGCGATAGGGGGCGGTAGGGACGCCCAACTCGACTGCACGCTCCGACACCCATGCCACGGCGTCCTTGTGGCTGTGGCCCTCTGCCATGCGCCCCTTGATGGCACGGACGAACGCAGGCTCCTTCGCGCTGACGGGTGACCAGCGCCAGACGATGCAGCCGGGTCCACGGCACGTAGGGTCAAGGTGACCCGCAAAGGTTCGCGCGGCCGGGCAGGGCATTTTTGCAGCTTCGTCTGGGGTCATGATCATTGCAGCGTGCCCTTGGTGAAATCCTGATCCTCAACGCCTTCCTTTGCTTCTTCGAGCATCCTTTCGGCATCGTCGGCGTCAGTGGCGAAGGCGCAGGCGAGGGCCGACAGAAGGGCGACCACCATGCCGTCGCGCAAAGCCATCGGCATGACCGGCTGCACCTTCTCCCACAGCGATTCAAACTCCTCTTGCGATGTCATTCTGCGGCCCTCCCCGCGCCGTGCCATCCACCCGCCCAATCGGTGGCGGCATCTTGGTCGGCGTCATAGGGGTTGCTCTCGACCGGCTGGCCCTCCTGATGCGCGGTCACGCCCTTTTCCCATGCGGGCGAACCGGGGAACGCCCCGTCCCACTCAATGGCTGCGGTCCAGTGCGGTTCCTGTGGTGGCAGCACCTCGGCCTCTGGCAGTTCCTGCCCGCGCGCCACCGCGATCTTGCGCTGCAAGGGGGAAATGTCGCGGGGGGTCACATCGCGCATCGGCGATTGCGACAACTCGTCCACATCATAGACGCCCAGCAGCATTTCCGGCTTGTAACGCCGCGCCCATGACCGGCCTGTGTAGTAGGCAAGCTGTTGGTCGGGGTCGGCTTTCCAGAGGGGCGAGTTCTTGACGGTGATCTGCGACAGCATCGGACTGTGGACTTCCAATGCGTCATCCGATCCCGGCAGCAGCCCGCTGGCGATGCAGGACCGGGACTGCCCCTCACCCTCGTAGCGATAGCGCAGGCCGCCCCGGACAACGCCGCTGGCGTTGACCATTGCCACGATCACCTGTGCCTCGAACGCGATTGGAGCGTCCTCCGCCTTGCTGGCCTTGTAGGTTTTCCACGACACTTGCAGCGGGTTCAGCCCATAGGGTGCGCAGATGGCAATCAGGCCCAGACACGCGCCGGGGTTGTCGCGGTAGATGTCTTTCACCATAAACTTGGCACCGGCCATCATGTTGGCCATGTCGGTGAGTTCCCGCCCGGTCTGCGGGCGGAAAAGCTGGCCTCCGGCGTTGAACGTCAGGGCTTCGAGTTCCGCGCGGCGCACGTCTCGCGACAAGGCGTCTGTTTTCGCTTCGGTCATGGCGACATTCCTTCGCTTTCCATCAGGGACAGGATCAGTTCCCGGTTCCAGTCGGGCCGGATATAGGCTCCCACGTCGTCGCCCGGGCCCGGCCAGTTCCCGCTGTTCAGACAGGCGCGGAAACGCCGCATGGCGCGATGATTGCGCCACTGCGCCAGCCGCAGGTCGTCCTCGGCCACTTCGCGCAGGATGACATGGTGCGGCGGCTGATCCACTTGGGCGACGATTGCAGCCATGCCAGGCCAATCCCCCGTGATTTCCTCAAAGCAGGTCGCCGCCAGCGCAAGCTGCATGTCGTAGCCGTGTTCGGTGATGCGCTGATCGACCAGACGCCACGAGAACGGACGGCCCTGCGTGTTCATCTTCTTGTAGTCGGTCACGGTGCCGTCGAAATTCACGGTGTCAGGCCGGGCCAGCATCCAGAGATCCGTTGCGCTGTCGTAGGCCGCCATCGTGACCTCGGGCACACCGGCCATTGCGGCCACGGCCCCGACATCCCGTCGCGACACGGCCCACATCGCGCACATCGTCTCGAAATCGCCCTGGTCCAGATACCGGCTTGGGCTGGCCTCGACCGCGCGCCAGTACTCGACCGATGCGATACCGGCCTCGGTGCCGCACCCCTTCTCAACGGCGTCGGCCTGCAACAACGTCGGCCTGCGCGGCTTGTCGGCGGCGTGGATGGTGAACGCAGCCAACAGGGCGTCCACCCCGCCCTCGATCAGGTAGGCCATCGCAGCGCCCAGCCGAAGCGCGTCGGTTTCATCCCGCTGCCATCGCTCTGGGTTCAACTGGTGGAAGGCAAACACATCGGCAGGGGTTGCCAGCTCCATCTTGCGCAAGATGCCGGAAGTGACGCTGACGCCCGCGCATGGCTGGCTGTGGTGCCTTTCGAGGCTCATGCGATAGAAGCCGGGTTCCGTGATGATTTCGTCGGGGGCGAGGTCGCGGATGACAGTGCTCACTCTGCGTTCCTCATGAGCGTTTCGGTGAGGTGATGCAGAACGCCGTCGCGGTCCTGATCCCAGTACTTTCTGACAACCGACAGGGCGGGCATATCCTCTGCTTTTTTCACAAAGGCCACCATTTTGCCCTTCTGATCGCCCGCCTTCTTTTTGGCGTCGGCAATGTCGCGGGAAAGCTGTTCCTCGATATGGTAGAACGCGACATCGACTGCGGCCCGAAGGTGTATCAGCACCTCCAATTTGCGGGCCTCTATGTGTTCGCCACCCAAAACAGGATTGGGCTTCCAAGTTTCCTCGTCGGTCATTGTATGAATCCTACTATGATGTTGCCAATGAGGGTGCCGGAAACGATGATGAAAAACATCACCCACCGCGACTGCTTCAATTCCAGAATGTTCAGCCGCACCTTCGTTTTTCTGTTGAAAGACTCTTGCTGATCAAGAAAATCTGTCAGCCGTTCTGTGAGTGTTGGTCTGTCGCTCATGGCTTGTCACCGGGTAGGGTCATGACCTTGATCCTGTTTTCAGCGGCGGCGGCGCGATTCAAGGCTGCCTTCATTTCGACACTCTTGTCCTCGTAAAAGCCCGTGATCGGGAAAAGCCCGGCTCTGACCGCCGCAATGGCTGCAGCCCTGCCCTCTTCAAACACGCGTTGAGATTCGGCCGGATCGGCGCGGGGCGTGGTGACTTGGAACGCCAGTGCGTGCATGTCGGCGTCGCGCCCGTGATGCCACGGAATATATCCGGCCGGGGCCATTAAAATATCGCCATTGCGTAACCAGACATTCACCGTGCACCTTTCGGGCACCGGACATTCGCCGCCGTTCCAGTCATGAATGTTGCCGTCCATGAAGTCGGTCATGGCCACAGCCAAAAGACGACTTGCACAACGATGCTTGCTGCCCCGAACGCCAGCCCGGCACCCGTGAGCATCCACACCACCTTGTCGGAGCGCGCTTCCCGCTTCCACCAAGTCCGCGGCAGGTTGCCGCCGTCGCGCACGTTCCCAAAGCGGGATTTGTCGGGGTTGGCATGGTCGGGCAGATCGGGGGGCATGGTTGGCATGGGAGGCTCCTGTGTTGCGATCAGGTGCGCGGTCCAGTCCGCGTGGGTCGGATGTTCGGTGATGCGTTGCAGCGCGGCAGAGACGCCCCGAGGCGCGTAGTAATGCACCTCGGGGCCAGTTGCCGCCGAGGGAGGATCGGCGGATTCGGTGACGCCGGTCAGGGCGGCGTGCAGGCGGGGGCGGCGGGTCATTACCATTGCCCCAACGCATCGGATGAAAACGGGTGCGTATCATCTTCGGTTCTGTCTCTGTGCATTCGCGACGGGTGCAGGTTGCTCACACCGCGCCCCGCTCGGTAGGCTGCGTGCTGTCCAGTTCTTTGTTCCTGCTTGATTGCCTTGCAGCTTTTCGAACAGAACAAAGCCCATCCGCGCGCTCTATCAGCGGTTCTCGCAGCGAATGGTTTCTTGCAGCATTTGCATTTGTATGTGGCTTTTGCGGTCCCGGTCATGGCTTCACCTCAAGGGCTGCGATGGCGATGTCTGAAATATCGCGGCGTTCAAACGCAATGCCGTGCGGGTGTGGCCTGTAAACCTCCGGGTTGGCGTAAAAGGACAGCGCCTCCCGCAGCGCCGCCTCGCGCTCTGACGATCGGGCAAACGCATCGATCAATGCAGCCTCGCGGGAAAGGGCAGCGTCATAAATATCAGCCCGGACGTACACGGCGCCGCTTGCAGCCTCACGTTTGTCCAAAGGGTGAAGATGATCCTGCCGCGCATATCCACCCCAATTAGCCCAACTGCCGCTTGGATCAGAATTGAAGCACCACGCCCATACTCTGTCCGGCGCGGAATGATTTGGCGCGACAAGTTCCTGTGCGGGGGTGGTCATGGCTGCACCTCCCATCCAGCATCCCGCCGCCGTTCATATTCGTAGTCGTCATCTGGCTCCTCGGCTTCGGCCTCGACCTCGCCGGTGCCGTTGCACCGCCCGCACTTGACCACGGTGTTTTCGCGTTCAAAGTCGCCGTCGCCGTCGCAAGCCGGGCAATCCTCCATCACCGGGTCGGGCCCATCATGCGGGTCAGCCATTACCCATGCGTCGTAATCGCGAGGCAGGCTCATTCCGCTGCACTCCTGATGCCCATCGCCAATTCCTCAGCGGCGGTCAGGGCGGCGGGTGGAGCAGGTTCTGCGTGAGCCAGCGCATCCGCCATCTGGGCAACCATCCGCCGCATGTCAGCAATGTCGGCGGGTCGCGGCGGGTTGCCCCGGGCTTCGTCCATCATTGCGAGATACGATTGGCACGAAATGATCTGCGCCCAGCATGTGATATTCGCGTAGTTCTGGATCATCATTTGTCATCCTCATCCATGTCGCGGTGCATCTGCTCAGTCAGCAGCGGGAATGCGTCTGGGTTCTCCCAGCGCCATTCAAGGTCGGCGAAGTTGGCCGCGAGCATTGCGTCGTGTTCGGCTGCGGTGCCGCCCTCGTAGGTGACGACCCGCGCGCCATAGAGCGTCTGGCTGATTTCGTGGACGACAAGGCCGGTCATGGGGCGGCTCATAAGTCTGCCCCTGGATAGTCGCGGCGCAATTCTTCCCACTTTACGGAAATCTTGCGGTCAAGGTTGCCATCAAGGCGCGATTGGCCATCACCATGCCCCGGCATAGTTCGCTCAAGGTCGAGGCATGCGCGACGGTCACACGACTCTGAACACACATGCCCGCCATAATGGCACCGGGGCGCGCGAATTAAGCCGTGGCGCTTGCTATCGCTAATCCAAGCGGGCTTCCCGGTGTGGTATGGGCTACCATGCAAGGTGCGCCCGCAACCCCGGCACTTTGCTGCATCTTCGGTCACGTCAGCACCCCCGCAGTCCTGCGGCATTCGCAACCGCCTCGGCGTCGCCCCGAAGCTGCGCAATCGCCGGGGCCTGATCGTTTCCGCCGAGCATCATCGCGGCGGGCCAGAAAAGGAGCAAGGCAATCGCCGCCGTGGTGGCATCGCTGTCCGCCTGCGCGGCCTGCTGTTCTGTGGCCGACCCAAGCCGGGCGTCGAGCCGCACAGCCTCGGCGTTAAGCTGGCCGCACGACAGCCCGGCATATGCCGCCGGGCTGGTGTAGGCCGGCGCGATCTGGTCGGGGGGGGTGGCACAGCCCGCAAGGGCAAGTGCGGCCGCGATCATCGCAGCGGTGGGGCCATATCCGTTCAGGCGGGGGGAGTGGATGCGAAGGGGCATGAGGGGTTCCTGTGGTTGCAAGGTGGAGCAAAACGCAGCATCGGCGCGCTATGCGATACTTTATGCAACGGAGAAAACCAGCCGTCAATACAAAACGCAACGCTTGGAATTTATTTTGGGCGAGGCCAGAACCAGCCGCAGGCACCCGCCGCAGCGGCAAGGATGACTTCGGTGTGGACCGGGATGTGCGCGCCAGTGGCTGTTGCCAGCATCATCGCCAGCGCGCACCCGAACACGGCAAACCATGCGCGGGCGAAGGGGTTCATCATGCCCGCTTCACCCATACGATCGGCGCAAGCCAATCGACAGCGACGTTCTCTATCGACGGGGCGTTGTAGCTGTCCAGGCTCACGATGTTGTCGCGGTGGCGCACGGTCTTGACCAAGCACCGGCCATCTTTCAGCCGAACGACACATTCTTGCCCGTTTGCCTGTCGTGGGGTGACGTGGCGATCATAAACCAGCGTGTCGCCGTCCAGGTATCTGGGAAACATGCTATTTCCGCGAACCGTGACTGCGACGGCATCTGGCCCGAGTCCCGGCATCGCGTCGATCCATTCCAGGGCCCCGCCATCATCCATCGGAAAAATCTCCGACCCCGCGCCAACGATTCCGACCACCGGAACCTGTTTTTTGTCGCGTGATCCGCTGCCGAACATGAGCCATTCGACGGAAACACGATAGGCCCTTGCGTAGATCACGCCTTGCGGTGTCCGAACGCCTCGGGTGCCGTTTTCGTGGTGGCGGTAGCGGCTTTCGGCCCAGCCGAACCGGGCCGAGGCGGCGGAGGCTGTTTCAAATCCGGCGTCGAGCCGGGCTTGGCGAAGGCGTTCATGCAGATCCATGCGCGAGATATTAACTGCGCGGGCGCTGCATTTCGGATTGACGTAGACCTGAGACTGATACATTTTGCAACGACTTCTGAAAGGCTGTGACGGATGCAAGCGGTGTTGGACCTGTGGTCGTCCCAAGAGGAACTGGCGAGAGACATCGGCGAGAAGGGCGTGACGGTTCGCGCCTGGAAGGCACGGGGTAGCATCCCCGCCAGCCGCGACCTCAAGTTGGTAGCAGCCGCCGGTCGGCGCGGTATCGGGCTGACGCTCGAACACATCGCCAGGCTGCGCGCCGGAGAATCGGATGTAGTGATACCGTTGCAGATTGCAACGGTGACGCTGCCAGAAACGTGGCGGACGTGAGATAAGGGTGCGCGAGAGCCCTCAACGATGGCCTGCGTGGCGTGTCCGCCACACGACGAAGACGCCAAGGCCATCACCCGCGTCCGCGCCACGAGACGGCGCACCACACCCAGAGCGAAGGAACATGGCATGGGACAAGGTGAGGGCGCGCAGGTGCGTCACGCGATGAACGGCCCCGACATAGAGCACGACGCGCTGATTGCGTTCGCAGCGGCGCGCAACCGTGAGGACGCGAAAAGGGCGTCGAGCGCCGGGGAAAGCCGCCAGGAGATCGGCACTTTCCTTGAAGAGACCGGCATGAACGGCAAGGCGCTGTCCTGGATGCGCCAGGTTCTAAAGGTCGCAGACAAGGACGAGGACAAGGCGCGCGACATCATCCGGTCGTTGGACAAGGCGCTGCCGATGATCCGGGAGCACGTCACGGGCCAGACGACGCCTGACATGTTTGGCGAGGGCGATGCGGTCGAGCCGTTGCAAGACGGTGAGGCATTGCCGCGCGACCCCGGGATGCAGGCCGAAACCGACGACTTTGACCGCCACTTGGCGCAAGTGGTTCCGTTCACGGCAGGGCGGTGATCATCGCTCTGGATGTCGCGACCATGACAGGCGTTGCCGTGGGGAAACCCGGCAACGCCCCCACAACGTGGTCCGTGAGTCTCGGAAAGCCTGGCGACGATGACGCCAAGTTTTCCCATGCTCTCGTTCTGACGCACAAGCTGATCGAGGAGCACCGGCCCCGGTTGCTGGCTATCGAGGCTCCTGTTGGCGGCCCGAAAGCATCGCATTTGCTGATCGGACTGGTGGCTTGCATACGCGGCGTCGCGCGCAATCGTGGCGTGGCGGTCGCGACTTATCCGATCAATTCGATCCGAAAGCACTTCATGGGGCGCGCGCTGGCAAAGCGCGACTATCCGGCGCTGTCCGTTTATGCGGCCCAGAAGGCGATGAAGTCCGAGGTAATGCAGCGATGCAGGCTGCTGGGCTGGGACGTGCCCGATGACAATGCCGCCGATGCCGCCGCGCTGTGGGATTTTGCCTGCGCGACGAGCGGCAACCAAACAACACCAGCCGGGGGATTATTCCGATGACTGACGAAGAATTGCGCGCTTTGTGGCTGAATCTGAATGTGGCGCAGCGAGACATCGCGCGAATGCTGCACACGTCTGAGGCCAAAGTCTTACTGCGGGTCGAGGCAATGGGATTGCAGCGCCGTCCGCGCGTCGGATCGCGGCGTTACGTCCCGGACTGGGATGCCATGGTTGCCGATTATGAGAGCGGCCTTGCGGTGCGGATTGTGGCGCGAAAACACAAGGTGGACTACCGATCGTTGCAGACTGAGTGTGACAAACGGGGCGTCACGAACCGGTTCAGAAAGAAGCGGGCAGAGGTTCCGCCCCCCCCGCCGAAGCCAATACCTGCGGGCCCTGATCTGGCAACCGAGACGGGGCGGCTTTTGGCGACGAAGGGCAAATGGTCTGCGCTTGCAGCTTTTGCCACAGCGCTCGGGATCAGCCAGCCAGAGGCGCAGAGGCGCTATCATTTCGCGAGGGCAAGCGCATGAGAAATCGCGTTTACCAAGTCATGCCCGACCTGTCCTTAGAGGACTTTTCGGCGCTGAAAGCTGACATAGACGCGCGGGGCGTTCTGGTCCCCGTCGAGTATGACGAGGCCGACAACATTTTGGACGGGCACCACCGCGTTCGGGCATGTCTTGAACTTGGCATTGAATGGCCCCGGTTTGTTCGGAAGGGTATGACAGAGGCCGAAAAACGGACTCACGCACGGCAACTGAACCTCGCCCGCCGCCACCTCAACCAGTCGCAAAAACGCGATCTGATCGGGGAGCAGCTTGTCGAGACCCCAGCTAAAAGTAACCGGCAGGTCGCGGCTGGGCTTGGTGTGTCGCCAACGACAGTTGGATCAATTCGGGACCAAATGGAGGCTGACGGCATGGTGTCCAAAATGGACACCATTACAGGCAAAGACGGCGTATCACAGCCCGCCCGCAAGCCGATCCGCACCGTGTACGTCGATCCCGCGCCGATCAATCAGCGCCAAAGCCATGTGCAATACAACAGCGGCGAAAACGAATGGTACACGCCAGCCGTTTTTATCGAAGCTGCGCGCGCGGTTCTTGGTGGGTTTGACTTGGACCCGGCATCATCCGAAGTGGCAAATCGCACGGTAAAGGCCGACCGGATATTCACGGCGCAGGATGATGGTTTGGCTCAGGAATGGCCCATCGGTGCAATCTGGTTGAATCCGCCATATGCGCAGCCGCTCATGGGGCAGTTTGCAGACCGGTTTGCAGCCGAGGTGCAGCGCGGTTCAACGGGTATCGTGCTGGTGAACAACGCGACGGAAACTGCATGGTTTCAAACTATTGCCGCCGCATGTTCGGCTATTTGCTTCCCGAAGTCGCGCATCCGGTTTCTTCGTCCACAAGGCAACCCCGGCGCGCCATTGCAGGGGCAGGCTATCATCTATTGCGGAGTCGATGTCGAAGCATTCACTTGCGAGTTTGGTGGTTTCGGTTTGGTGGTGTCGCATGGGTAATTTTCAGGAAGACTTGCACTTCGGCAAAGCCGGAGAAAGAACGGTTTCTCAGTGGCTTCAATCTCGCGGGCATATGGTTTTCCCAGCGTATGAAAAGGAGGGCAGTGATTTCAAGGGGCCGCAGTTGTTTTCAGTATCGGGTGATTTGGTATTGCCTGATTTGCTCGCAATGAAGGGTGGCAAGGCGATTTGGTTTGAAGTTAAGCGCAAAAGCTGTTTCACATGGCATCGCATTTCAAATACGTGGGTCACTGGCATAGATTTGCATCATTACAACCAGTACCAGGAGGTCGCTGCCAGGACCGCCTTTCCGGTGTGGCTGGTTTTCCTGCACCCCAGCGAAAAGCCAGAAGTGGGGGATATTGCTCACGGGTGCCCGGTTTCATGTCCGAAGGGGTTATTTGGAAACGAAATTGAGGTGTTGGCGCAAAATGAAAGCCACCGCCATAAGAATTGGGGACGGCACGGTATGGTCTACTGGGCGCGCGATAGCTTGTTGAAGTTGGCGGGGGCAAACACATGAGCCACTACATGACCGCTCTGGCGATGCAGCAGACTGGCATCAAGCCCCACGCGAAGATCGTGCTTTACTGGCTGGCCGACCATCACAACGGCGAAAGCGGCCTGTGCTTTCCCAGTCTGAACACGCTTGCCAGGCTTTGCCAGATGACTCGGGCCACCGTGGTTGTCCACCTCGACGGCTTGGAAGCGGCGGGTTTGATCGAACGAGAACAGCGGAGGCGTGACAATGGCTCACAGGCCAGCACTGCCTACGTGCTGCGCCTTATCCCCGCTCAAGATCAGCCCTCACCTGCTCCAAAAAAGGCAAGGGGGACTGTTCAAAATCTAAACAGCCCCTGTTCAAATTCTATACAGGGGACTGTTCAAAATCTAAACAGCTTGAACCTTGGAACTTCTAACCTTGGAAATGAACAAGAACCCCAAACCCCAAAAAGCATCGAGGATTCACGAGAACAGGCCGACCGACCAAAGCCGGATGAATCCTTGTTCGATGCGTTCTGGGCAAGCTACCCGACAGCGCCCCGCAAGACCGACAGGCCCAAGGCGCGGGAAGCGTTCTGGTCGATCGTCCACGGCAAACACGTAGGGATCCCCAGAACCGCGGCCAGCGTCATCGTGGCCGGAGCCGCGGCCTATGCTGCGACGCGCCCTGATCCGCAGTTCGTGCCGTTGCCGACGACCTGGCTGAACGGCGAGCGATGGCAGCAGCACCAGAACCAGCCGGTCCTGACGGTTTGGCGCGGAGAGGTGATCAGGTGAAAATGCGCGACGCCATCGCCAAGTGCGAAAGCCTACAGGAACTTGAAGGCATTGTGTGGGCATTGAAGGCTCTTTCACGGGATTTCACGCCCGAGGAGTTCAATCTTTATGCAATGCGCAAGGTCCATTTGGAGAAGCTGCGTTGAACGAGATAACCACATTCAAGGTGGATCAATGCCTTTTCAACGTCGAGGCCGAACAGCAGTTGCTGGGCGCGATCCTGACGAACAATGCAATAGGGCAGATGGTAGGCGACATTCTGACGCCGGATCATTTCCACGATCCTGTTCACGCCGATTTATACCGGATAGCGCGCGGCCGCATCGCAAAGGGCCATCTGGTCAGCCCGGTGACGCTCAAGACCGCGATGGCGGATCACGCCGGGTTGAAGGAGTACGGCGGGCCGTCCTACCTGGTGCGTCTGGCGGGTGCGTCGATCAGCGGTTTTGCCGCGCCAAGCTATGCTGGCATCATCGTCAGCCTTGCGGCCCGTCGTACGCTTCATGGGGCCGTGTCTGGGGCGGCAACAGCCCTTGTAGGGTCATCCGACATCGGCGAAGTCGTCTCGGGCCTCCAGCACGTCATTCTGGGCCTCCCAGAGGCATCCGGTTCCGAGAGCAGTTTGACGTTTCTGCGCGCCGCGACGGAAGCGATCACGGCGGCGAACGAGATTTTCCAGGGCAACACGTCGCTTCTCAAGACGGGAACGCCGCTGGACAAGGTGCTGCGCGGCCTGTCGCCGGGCGATCTGTGCCTGATCGGCGGGGCAACCAGCATGGGGAAAACGTCGCTGGCGCTGGAAATTGCAGCGAATATCGCGGCACCGAAGCACGGAACAGCAAAGGGCGTTGCTTTTGTATCGCTTGAAATGCAGCCGCAGGACTTGGCCAATCGCATGATAAGCCGCGAATGCCGCATACCTTATGAGCAGATTCGCGCCGCCGATGAAATGGCAGAGGCAGATTTCATCAAGTGGTGTAACGCTGCAAAGACGCTGGAAGCGGCGGCGATACGGATCATTCCGAAAGGTATCCGAGATATTCCGGCGATAGATGCGGCTGTCAGGCGGGCAAGGGCAGAGTTCGACAAAAGCATTGGGCTTCACGCGGTCATTGTCGATTATGCGCAGTTGGTGCGCGGCGAAGGCAAGGGACGGTATGAGCAACTTACGAATGTCAGCATCGGGTTGAAAACGATTGCCGGGCTGGTAGGCGTTCCTGTCATTGCGCTTTGTCAGTTGTCGCGCGACATCGCCCAGCGTGAAAACAAGCGGCCATCGTTGAGCGATATCAAGGAAACAGGTCAATTCGAGAACGACGCGGATCAAGTTGTTTTCACGCACCGGGAAGGGTACTGGCTGCGCAGGCAGGGACCGAAGCGCAACGGCAAGGGCGAAGTCACGCCTGAGGCGAAAGGCGACTGGGAGGCTGATGTGAAGCGTCACGAAAACCGCATGGAATTGATTGTCCAGAAGAACCGTCACGGAAAAGCGCCCGTGACTGTCGAGGTTGGATGCCACATCGAGACAAACAGGTTCTGGCCGCTGGACGACGAACGGGAAATGATGTGACAACCATGCGCGAAGTCACTATCGGGAATTGCAGGCTCATACATGGTCGCATCAGTTTGGACGAGGCAAACGCCTTTGTCGGTCTGCTTCATCGGCACCATCCGCCAGTGGTCGGCCACCTTTTTAGCATCGGGGGGTTTATCGGTGGCAATCTTGTAGGTGTGGTCATTGTAGGGCGGCCTGTTTCTCGGATGCGAGATGACGGGCTGACAGCCGAGGTTACGAGGCTTTGCACGGACGGCACCCGCAACGCCTGTTCTTTCCTTTATGGCAGAGCTTCAAAAGCTGCATTTGCCCTCGGGTTTACAAAAATCGGGACCTACACGCTGGCGACCGAAACGGGGGAGTCTCTACGTGGCGCGGGATGGACGCTTATCGGACATCGCGGGGGCGGGGAATGGTCATCACCAAGTCGGCCCCGTCAGTCAATGAAGTCTCCGACAGGGATCAAATTGTTGTGGGAAAAGTCACCATGAAAAACCGATCCGACCTGATCGTGGCCAAGCCCGCCGTGGTCGCAGCGCGACAGGAGGTGCTGATATGACCGAACGGGAAGGGTTTTGATGGACCAGGCATTCCTGCGGGAAGTGCAAAAACGGGGCTGGGTGATCGTCGCGGCCACGACTGAGGCCTGCGAGGCGCGTTGTCCGGTGCTCGGTTGCGGGATCAGAACCTTGTTGCGCAGTGGCGCCAGCATCCCGCCGCGCATCACGCCCGATCTGCGCGGCGGCGTGGCGCTGGAACACGGGGCCCATGCCATCGAATCGCTCCGAGGCCGGCGTAAGGAGTTGCGGCTGTCGGTCGAGGAAGTGGAAGACGCGGCAGGGGTCGAGCCTTCGCACCTGGCCAAGATCGAGAACTGCACGAAAATGCCGAACATCGACACGTTCATCTGGTTGGCGGCGGCGCTGGGGTACGACCTGGTTCTGCGCGAAGGGCTGCTTCCCGCGGCTACTCTGCGGACGTTGGCTGACACGCGGTCGAAAGAGGCGTCTCGGGCTGAACGGTTTGCAAAGCCCGCACGGGTTCTGAAAAAACCGCCAGCACTTCCGCCGCCCGGGCCAAAGCGCGGCTGACGGCGATCAGTGCCGCCGCCGCTTCCTGCATCCGCTTGTCCGGTTCGGGCGTCACCTGCGGCGCTGGGGCATCTTGCGGAAGGGGCTGTTCGACCATCCCATGAAGCACGATAAGCGCCATAAATGGCACCGATGCGGGTTTCGACTTCCACCGGAACACGGTTGACGGCGCGAGTTCGAGAAGCGTCGCAAGTTTGGTTGCCCAAGCATGGCCGAACAATTCCACGGCCATGGCCTCAAGCCTGGCAAGGCGGGTTTCGGGGTCGAGGGCGCGGAGATTTTCGAGCGTCAAGTTGCTTCCATCCTATGCAAAAGGGTGATGCGCGTGGTAATTGCGCGGTGTCGTCTCCTTGGCGATGCCCCCGCCCGTTCCGCACTGGTGACAGTGGGGCGGGGGCAAGCCACAGGGCGGCCCACAGGCCCAGATCGGGCCGTAGGGCGGTTGGGGTAGCGCAAGAGCGTCATGGGGCTGTAGGCCGCCTTCCTGCGAGCGTCATGCGGCGGGCCTGAGGCAGTCCGGGTTGTCCTGGAAGAACGCCAAGGCGCGGGCCTTCGCGTCTGCCAGTGTCGCGCTGGTGCCCCGAATGGTTCGCAGGGACATCGTTCCATTGTGGAACACGTCCACCTTGATCGTTAGCGGCGCATGGGCACCTGTCTTGACCTTTGCGGGGCTATACTCATCAGGACAACTTATCAGCACCCGGTTTCTGTCATTGGCCCAGCCGACTGGCCATCCCCGCTTGTGGAAGGTGCGATAATGGCCAGTCGGCACCGGGGCGACGGTCCACTTGATCTTGACCGGTTTCATGGCGCGGCGTCAGCTTGAAGAAACGCCAGTTCCGCTTCGGCACGCACGAGCCAAAGCCTGCCAAGTTTGTCGTCAGGTGTACCGCGCCCACGATCTTCGTGCCGGGCCTCAATGGCTTGCCAGCCAAACCGGGCAACCAGTTCCAGGATATATTCCGCATCTGCGGCTTTAAAGGATTGCTCGGCCAGTTCGCGCGGAGTGTCGGGATAGTTGGTGCGCGTCATGTCAAAAGTCTCCGCAGATGGGCGCAACCATGCGCCAGATGATGCCAGCGGGCCAGCCGTAGCCGGTCAGGTCCGCAATGAGTTGGTGCAGGCCGAACAGAAGCGGGCAGGTCATCCCGCGCCCCCCAAGCTGCCGGTGAGCGGCTCAAGCAAGTCGATCGGCACGAATGCGCTCTGCCGCCCGTCCGGGTAGTCCACAATCGCGCAGATGCCATGCTCGCGGCGGTAGAGGAACCTCACACGGCCCAAGGTGGCGCGCTCCGTGTTCTTGCAGGCCACCAAGTCGCCCGGCCGGAATGCGGGGGCAACGGGCGTGGGGATCTTGTCTGTCATCGGTCACTCCTTAGGTTTGCCGCCGTTCCGTGGCGGTTAGTGCGTCCATGCGTCAGGCGTTAAGCTGCTTCCGCGTACTGGAAATCAGCGTCTCGGTCGAAACTGATTGTCGCCGGGTTGCCTGTTTTCGCGTGAAAACCGCGAATTTCAAAGATCACATTACCTTCCCAGTTCCCGCACTCGGAAACTAACCCGCCTGCGTACTTCATCGCGTCAAGGTCAGGTTTCAGGTAGGCCGAACAAAAGTCGGTCAGGATTGAGAAGGCAGCGTCGGAAAGCGTGAAGCGGGCTTGCATCGTCGGTTACTCCTTGGGGTTGGCGTCCATGCGTCAGGCGTTAATTTGCTTCGCCTGTGCTGCGGCCTTGGCAACCCCTGACAGGTTGTAAAGTCCAACCTCTACACCGTCAAAAAAGCCCTCTGCGGCTTCCTTGCTGTCGCCGGTCCATTGGTCGATGATCCCCAAGCCGGTGGCGCGGTGCACGATTAGGCACAGGCCAGAATTGACCCGCCGAACGCTCAAGCGGTGCCCGGCGCAATCGAACGACAAAACGTCATGAGGTACTAAATCGCCACTCTTCATGGGGATGAGGATCGTTTCGTTGGTGGTTTGCATGTCGGTCGCTCCTTTGGGGGTTGTCATGCTTGGCGCATGGGATGCCCGCCCAGCGTGGGGCGGGACACCGATGCGTCAGGCGGCTTTCAGTTCCGCCATCCGCTCTGCCAGCGTCCACAACGCGCGGTTTAGGCTCCGGTTCTGGTCGATGCCGGCCACGGCGCGCACAGAAGCGTTGCGGCGGCGTCCGTTGGCGTCCGTCACCCGGCCCGACTGCCCGCCGCGGATGACGTTCTCCTGTAGCACGTTCATCGTCATCCAGAGGTCAGCGCCGTTGTCGGCATAGCGACGGGGGCGCAACAGGTCGGCAGCGGTCACAGGAACCGCGTCGGCTTCCTTGTCGCCAAACCGCAGGGTATGCGCTGCCTCGGCCATGATATGCCGCTCCGGGGGCGAGAGGGCCAAGGCGGAGAACCGGTTGGCTTGGTCCATCACTTCCTCGGATTCGCCGAGAACCCGATAGGCACCCTCGATCACCTGCCCGACTGCATCGCCCGAATGGCGGACCTTGACTTCATCGTAGCTGCCTTCGCTGACCATCAAGCCGTTGAGGCAAACCAGACGGAAAAGGCCGGGCGCCATGTGATAGGCGGCGGTGCCATCGTTCGCGTTCACCAAGACAATCTCGAACGCCTTGTCGCCCACGGCAAGCGCGTGACCGTCGCCCTGGTGGCGAAGGCGCAGCATGTGCTTCGTATATTCGGCTTTGCCCTCAATCCGGCTGCGAGCCTGCATCGCCTGCACCGGCTGAAAACCCTCGCGGCGCAAGCCATCCAGAACCATGGACGTGGCCACCGGCGCAAACCGTGCGCTGCGGCTCTCGTGCGCCTCGGTGGCGAAGATCGACGGTGCGACTGCGCGCAACTGGTCATCCGTCAGAAACTCGCCAGCACGGGCGCGGATGGAACCGCCAACCTTGGCGCGGCGTCCAAATGTGTTGAAATCAAGCATAGTGGTCACTCCTTGGGGTTTCCGCCGTTCCATAGCGGGGGTGCGTGGCGCACGGGATGCCAGCCCGAAGGCTGGTGACCGGTGCGTCAGGCGTTGCGAGCTGCGTCCCATGCCGCTCCGGCGGAATCCATCGCGCGGCGGGCCGACAGGAAGGTTGCAGCGTCCACCAATCCGGCGCGATAGGCAGCGCAGACGGGCTGATAGGCGTCGAACAGAAACTTATACTCGGCTTCTTCGATGGTCATGATGTAGGGCATCTGCGTCTCTCCTTGGGTGTTGGCCAGTTCCGCCGGCCATGAACGATACATAACGCAACGCGTCGCACCATGCAAGAAAAAAAGCGCATCGCGCAAAAAAAAAGATCGGGGAAAGATCAAGCCCCAGCTGCGCCAGATCGAGCCAGGGTCGAGCCTGCCGCCGGTGACGCCCAGAGTGCATCCGCCGCCGCCCCGCGCACCGCTAAACCGTACCCATGGCAAACAACACAACATCACATAAGACCAAGAAGGCGGGCGCAGCCTCCCCTCGGGAAGGCCCCAAGCGCCGACTAAGCCCAAAAGTCCTGACCGCCATCAAACTTCGCATCGAGCGTAACTTGACACTCGAGCGAGCATGCGAACAAGCCGGATGCACCGTCGGCGGATACTGCCTCGCAATCAAAAAACCGCACGTCCAAGCCATTGTAAAACAAATAGAATCCGATTTCGTCAACGCGGTCGAGGGCAGGCGCACGCAATATCGAGCCAGAGCATACGAGATCGCAGCCGACATGATGGAACACGCAACAGACCCGAAGGATAAGAGGTGGGCGGTCGAGTTCTTCACACGAGAACAAGCACTTAGCGGTCCGAGCGTGACTGTGAACGTCGCGTCCGGGGGGTACGAATACCGTCGCCCGGATCAGCGCCTGGTCGATATAAGCCCCACTCCGAGCCTGATCGGGCGGCTCAGTGATACATCATCAGAGGGCCACGACGACCAAGCCCTTGATGATGAACGATAATCCAACCAGACTTGGATCAACTCACGCTCCAACCCCAAGTTTCGGGCCGTCATACCCCCCCGATCGACGGCAGGAACAGGGGGTGGCCGGGGGTCGATCGGTCCGGGGGGTGGGGGCAAAAATCGCGCGCGCCTAGTAGTCCCTCCACCCTCCCTCTCCCGACGATTTCGTTTGCGTTTTGCCATTTTTATCGCGTTTTGCCATGTGGTGAAAAGTATGGGGTGAGGCGGAATGCCGGGTGGAGACTTTTGTGGTTGGGATTTTGGGCTTGGAATGGTTGCGTGTTGCGAGTTTTTGGGGGTTTTGGTGGGTTTTGGG